TGAAGTTTTGTTGTCAACCATTACAGTTGCGTGATACATCACAGCGTGTTCGAATTGTAGTCCTTTGTTTGCCACAGTACTTTTTATATACTATTTAGATTGATATGAGATAAAGTAACGTTCACAGCAATGCTATACCTATCTTGAGGATGTGGTGATTGATCCATCCAATGCAGAATCCAACTAGGAAATGCAACTAGAAGTCCTGTTGCAGGTTTTATAGCAAGTCTATGACTATTCCAGTTGTTATCTTCTCTTATTAGTTCACTTGGTACAGCATACTCTACAATTCTATTTGGATTATCAAGAATGAGAGGTGCAGTATTCTCATCTGCCTTTGGATAAAATACAAAACTGATCCAGTGATTAGCGTGGATATGTGGTTCTGCATTATAAGCATTCTGTGCACCAGAACCATTCCTGTTTATCCAGAAGTCGCTAATCTTTGGGTTCGCTTTATCAGATAGACGGTACAGATCAGCAAAGTGTGGTATCTTCGTATTAATATAGGCATTTAATTCTGGTATATCTTCTGTGAGTTGACCACTCTGCCATCCATTTGTATGGTAGTGTGGATTTGCTTTCTCTGTATCTATACAATATTGAAGAATCTTATCACAATCTACAGGGATAATTTCAGTTGCTAGGAAACTAGCAAAGATAGGTTTTAGATCCATTCTGGTTTGCGAGATGGGTCACGTAGATAGTTTGTAGCAACCCAAGGTTTAGATGCAATGTAAAGTTTGTATGCAGTAAAAGTATCGATGTCAGTATCGTACTTGAACTCGTCATACATTGCTCTAACAAAGTGTAATGGTTTAGGACTATCAGGAAATAAAATGTCAGCACACTCGATAGTATACTGACAACTGTGTGTTTTATTGTAGCGATGAGTGTACTCTGCACATAAGGCAAGTCCGTGCTCAATCAACCAACGGAAGTGATGTTGTGCCCATACTGTACAAGGATGATTACGAAATGCACCCTTCTCTGTCTTGTATGGTTCACCATCTAACTTAGGAAGAACACCATAACCGTGACCCCATTTTTCTGATGCAACAATAGAAAGCATTTGACAGGTTTCTAGTGGCATCTTGACAATGTGTTTGTCAGGTAAAACCTGAGCAGAAACAACAGGGTCAGGATCAGTTACAAAGATGTTCATTTAGATTCTTCTATCGCTTCCTTCATTATAGTCTTTAATTGTCGTACTTGTCTCTTACTGAAACAATCTGTACCAAACTTTTGATCTATCCATTTCTTTCCATACCAGAATACAAATAAACAAATCATCAAGGCGATACCATCACCCCAAGATAGGTTCCAAGCCCATTGAAAGAACTGCCACATTAGCGATCTCCTTTTTTACGATTTTCAGATTTTTCTACAGTGAACTCTTTACCTTCATAACGCATTGCAAGTTTCAATGTATTACGAATAAAGACCTCATCCATACGGATGTTCAATGCCATACAAGCTTGTGCTGCATACCAAAGGATGTCACCCAGTTCAAGCATAAGATGCTCTTTGTTATCTTCATTCCAAGGTTTGCCTTGGAACTTAATCTTCTTGACAATCTCCATAAATTCACCTGCTTCAGCAACTAAACCCGATGCAGCAGTGTCAAGACGTGCGATGTTACAACCTGCTGTCCTAAGATCTTGATACCTTTCGATTAGTTTATCAAAATCTTTTGATGGATCAGAGGTCACACCGTCAACAAATGTAAGATAGTTATCGAGATCTACTTCGATCTTATCGATACCCCTTTTCTTAGCATCTGCTGCCTGTTTATATTTCTTTTCTTTTAATTTCTTACCTGCATCTGTTACAGGATCTTCTCCAAAACCTTTAGGAAGTTTTTCTGGTGTGGGAACGTGGGTCTTTTTAACCTGATCTCCAAGATCTTCAGACTGATCTGGTAGGGATGCTTGTTTAGGCAACTCTACTTTGTTTACATCTTGAAGATCCTCTAGGACTTCATTGATGTCCTTCTTCTTTTTGGTCATATTTTAAAGTCAATAAATTTAGAAGACATATCTGGTAAGGGAATTACATCATCCTTATCATCTGTCTGATTTGAGTCAGTAATGTCACCTTGTTCCTTACAATCATACAGACGCATCTTGTTTCTGTCAAGACCAAGTGTGAATCTCTTGTTCATTGTAGGGTCATTGTATCTATTCTTCAACTGCTTCACCATAATCTGATTCATCTCTTCTAATTCTTCAGTAGAAATGAGAGCAAACATAAAGTCGGCAGTAGCGGGAAGACCGAATGACTCAGAGGTATCTGTAAGATCAACGTCACTGCTACCATACCCACTACGAGTGGTTTGAGTTGCTGATATGATTGGAACATCCGATTCAACTGCCAATCCTCTGAGTTCTTCTGCGATTGCTTTGACATATGTGTAGGAGTTGACAATCGCACCTTTATACCTCGCTGACGCACAGATATTTAGATAGTCAATGTAGATTATGTCAGGAATAAATGACTTCTTAATCGCTAGTTCTTGAAGCAATGCTTTGAAGTGTCCTACGTGTGCAGACGCAGTAGGATATTCTTTTACAATCAATCTACCTTTAGTTTTATTATGTACCTTTTGAATCTTAGAATCGAACATCACTTTAGGAAGTTTATCTAACTGTCTACAATCTACATTCAAAAGATTTGCATCAATCCTTTCTGCAATTTTCTCCTCTGCCATTTCCATAGTGATATACAGGACATTTTTGCCCAAAGTAATATTACTAGCAGCACAGTGGCACATAAACAAAGACTTACCCACCCCAGTACCTGCAAGAGCAACATTGAGAGTCTTGTTAGGAAGACCACCTTTTGTAATCTTGTTAAAGAATTCCAAATCAAATGGAATTTTGTCTTCTTTCCTGTGGTAGAAAGCGAATCTATCGTCTGCTTGATCAAAGTAATCGTGACCTACTGAATTATCGAAACTAACACCTAACGCATTACTTAAAATAGATGGGATTGCATCACGACTTTTCTTCTCGTCGTTTCCATCAGCGATCTGAATAGATTCTAGTAGAGCAATATAGATAGCACGATCACGACACCACTTCTCTGTAGTGTCAACTAACCACTCTGATTCGTGTGGTTCTTCATTCATATTATTCAGAAGAACCTGTACATCTTTAAAGTTACTTTCCGTCAGATCTTTACGATTCTCCACCTCAATACTTAATGCTTCCTTAGTGGGGAGATTATCGTAAGCAACAAAGTATTTAGATACTTCTTCAAATATAATCTTATTGTTCTGATCTTCAAAGTACTCAGACTTTAGATGTGGTAGAACCTTTCTTGTAAAATCTTGACTATAGACGAGGGTATTAACTACGAGATGTTCTATTGACTCAGACATAGTGACAGTAAGTTCCTACGAGATATTTGTCATCAGAAATGGTTGGTTCACCTGAGTGAGGGAAGCACCATAACGGAGGGAATATAAGAAGTCTACCTTGCTTTGGTTCTATTGTCAATTCATCGAACTTAGTTTCTCCACCTTCCTCTACATCATTTAGATACCAAAATAGACTCAAGAAACGTTTGGCAGATAGGTGATCACCTACATCTACGTGTCTCTCAAATCTATCATCTGTACCTTTACGATACTTCTTTAGTCTGAATTGTTCTAGGGAAGACTTAGGAGGAAAAAATTTCCTACAGTTACTCTTATCCATATACTCTTGAGCATATCTGTGAGCAGATTCTATCAGAGCATACTGAATGATATCCCAATCTTTTGATTCGGGATGCTTCTCCAAGTGTTCTGTGATATTAAATTGTGTAAACTGTGGACACCCACTCCTATCCCACTCTTCGTGTTGTTCTTCTTCAAAAAGTTTTATAGCGTGAGTACAAACTTCTTTTGGAATAGCATCGTCATAAACTTGTATGTAATCTTTAAGTTCCATATGCGAATTCTTTTTTAGCACACTCGTCTAATGCTTGCATTATTTCTTTGGTAAAGTACTTGTCAGGATCTTTGAGCATAGCAGAAGGGTATACGCTAGTATCGCCAACAACAATACGGTTCCCTTTACGTTCAAAAACTCCATACTTCTCACCCAACTCCAGTAATCCGTAATATGGATCCAATCCTCGTTCATCGAAGAATAACCTAGTAGCAATTTTTGCATTTTCTTTTGTAAATCTACTTTTCTTTGTTTCGCATTTTATAATATTACCAATCACATCCTTACCATCTTTCTCTTTAGACTTACTGAGGAAGATGATAGTAGATGCAGCGTACTTGAGTCCGCTACCTCCACCCATTTCTTTAGTAGGCATATAAGCACCAACTACATCATATGTATGGTTGGTCACGATTAGAGGGATGTTTGCCTTGCCAAGTTTAAGAGTAAGAACTCTGAAGATAGACTTAACTACCTGAGCACGAGTCATATCTCTAGTCTCTTTACCTGCTTCACTATCTTCAATCTCTTTTGTAGTAGAAAGCATACCAAGACTATCAAGAACAAACATTACAGGTCGTCTATCTTCCTCTTTCATCTTGAGGATATTGTCAGCAACAACTAATGCTTG